GATAGAGTTACGGCCGCCCCCCCCCCTCACGGGAGAGTACTTGCCACTCCATTACTCCGACCCTCCTCACCTCTCTCAGCTTTCACCCGACATTTAGATACACCGGCCAGCGAGATCTGGGAGGCCAATCCCAGGACGCTGACTCCAATCGGCTGTCTGGACAATGAGAAGTTGAGGGATATGAGGATTAGAGCAACAGGCTAGTTATTCGCTGAAGGAGTGACCGGATTGAAGAACCGGACACTGTAGCGACAGTACAAACCGCCTACGTCTGTACTGGTCACGTTCGATGATGCGGTAGCGGTCACACACCAAGCGCGACAGTAGAGTAGTTTATCGGCGTCTGATAGTGCATTGAACGTCTCGTATTCAATGATGGGTAGTGTATCCTCGTACGCGTTATGTCCAGGATTGATGGTTATTGCATTAGGATTTGATCGACCAGAGTGGAGGCAAGACGCCCCCTCATGACCTGCCCAGACGGGGTGCTGGCAGCAGTTAGCTACAGCACTCAATTGAGTCATAGAATCAATTGGTCCATCACGGGGATCGTATATGAATGCAAAACCATGTAACCCGTAAATTGTGGTTGGACATTGAGGTACGTAAGTAATCTCAAGATCCAACCATTTGTACTTGGAATAGGCTGACGCCAACGCAGATAACCACAGGAAACGTGATGGAATCATTGGGATGACTCCATTCACGTAAGCACCCGCCGTTGCCGAAACACCGACGTTGGAAATCCGCTCTATGTGCGTGCAGACCACACCATCCTTGTAATTTAGTCCAGCGCTCCGAACTACTGGAGAGAAAGACCTCATTACCACACCAGTTGAAAGGGGGGCAGAGACTCCACGAGGGACCGGCTGTTTATAAGCCGTAGTTTTGTTCTGCCTCCCATTTCCGCCATTCCTATTTCTAGTATTATTAACTTTACCCCTATTTCGAGCCATCTGTACTTATGCCAACGTAATTTGTCTTGATTGAAGAGGAGTCGTTTATTGAGTAGTAGTGGTTACCGTTTTGGCCTAACACGGTTAACAACAATAGTACCAAAGCTATCAGGAAAATCAGGTACACTTCCGAATTTCCCTGGGGCACTTCCTTCACGAGGATATACTGCGCCATAACGATTACCAACCTCAGAAATTGAAATTGATTGTATTCGTAATGGTGTCTGCGATGTACACACTAGCTCCCATTGTTCCCCCTCGTGAATTGTTGATAGCGTCATTAGCCACTTTCCTGCTGATGGAACCCTTTCCACCCCGTCCGGCGCCCCCATCGTCTCCACTATAATATCCTCCTCCTTTCCTATAACTTGCACTGCTGTTGGCTTTCTCGTTGTCATTGTTTACAGTCGTTCTAACATCCATGAAATTGGTGGGATTCGGCTATTTCCCTGGGGGACGAACCCCCAGTCCAGTACATGTTGCTCATAATCACGTTCCAGCACTACCTGAACATCAGGTAGGATCCCAAAGGCGAGATAAAAGCTGAAACGGCTACGTTGCGAAACCTTCATGTACCGGCGATTTCCTAGCCGAGCCAATTCACGGAATCCTGAAGCAAAGCTGACATCTTTGAGCAAACGACGACAATCCACTCCGCTGGTGTTGTTAATCAAGCACTGATAGTAAGATTGGCAAACGGGCACTCCTCCAGTGAGTGCCATCCCACATTCACCAACTGCTCGACACCATTTGCGGGCATGGTCAACTCCATTCCAGGGCCCAATGGAATAACTATCCTTACTCATTGTAACCAGGGGGTTACGCACCATTATGTATTTACCATCGACAAAGACTGGTTGCATCTGACAAAATTCAACTTTTTCGATGATGTCTGCGTCACACTCGAGCTCACATTGAAACCCGAACTTTAGCCAGTGCTTTATAAGATTGGACCTTACCGTCCCAGCACATTCTCG